AATCCAGATTAAGGTTAACGAAGTGTCTAATTTGTTAGAGGAAGTAGATAAAACTACTAAAATTAACGATGACCATTTAGTTAACCTTCTCCAGTATTATTCATTAGTAGAAGAGTTAGAAAGAACAAATGGCTAAAGTAGGAGACGTAAAAACATCAAATGGTACTAAAACCACAGTAACTGATATTGATCCAGAAACTGGAAAAATTACTTGGTCTGTAGAATATACAGCTAATTATGGAGAACTTTTTAAAGAAGTATCTCAATTATTAGATGATGCCAAAGAAGTAGCTCAAAAATCTAAAAACGAACCTTTTTTTAAAGACTATTTTAACGATGTAAAAGCATTAAGAAATAGACTTAGAACATACCTTAGAAACGAACACCCAGACGCTTATGCTAAAATCAAAGGAATTGATGAAGCATCTGTTTCAGGAGGTGGTGTAGCAGGAGGTTCATTTGAAGCTGGTACCGGGGAGCAATACGCTACCCCATTTGCTTTCAATAAAGATAAAAAAGCAAAAGGTACAGCTTCTAACTACTATTATAAACTAGGTTTTAAACCTGTTAATCAAGAAAAATTACGTAAACAGTCTAAAGGGACTGATTATATTGACCTATATAAAAAAAAGTAATATGTATAGGTATAAACTATCAGAAGAAGCTGCAGACAATTCTCAAAGTGTGAAACAATTTCACACTAAAAGAATGCAAGGATTTGATCGAATTACAGATTTGTTAGGTCAAATTCAACCATTGTTAGATGATGCTAAAGCTGAAACTGAACAATATTATAAAGAAAACCCAAAATCATACGCAGTAGTATACGGGACAGATTTAATCACAGATTATCTTAACGATATTATTGATGTATTAAAACCAAAAGAAGATGAGAACTAAAACTCTACAAGAACAATTTAACTTAATTAACGAGGGAAAAGGTCATAAAGATGTTTTCTTAAAAGAAGCAAAACGTATGTTCCCTAATAAATTTAGAAATGCTGCTACATACGAAGAAGCATCTAAAAAACTTTTACACGAAAATGTAATTAGTATCCCTGCTATAGGTAATTATACTAGTCATGAAGCTTCTTGGGAAAGTGCCTTTAAAAACTTTATTGCTGAAGAAGCAAAAGCAGTAGAGAAAAAACCATCTAAAGAAGTAGAAGAAGCAGAAGAAAAAGCTTACGATACTGAAGATGTTAAAGAAGTAAACAATCAAATTTTTGACCAATACATGAAAGGTCTACAATTTGAATCTACCCAGGCCCCAGATAAAACTTTAGAAGAAGTTAAAGCAATTGTAGAGAAAAACTTAGCTAAAAATCCACTTCATTATATGCAAGAAGCAGCATTTGGTCTTGAAGGTGTAGGATACGAAGAAATGCCTACCTCAAAATCAGATCAAATGGTTCCTGTTAAAGAATCATCAGTACCTTCTTTAGGTGAGTTATTAAACGAGATTGAAGAAGGTGAAGGTGCTTACGAGTACGAAAAAGGTAAAAAAGCAGGTGAAGAAATCGAAAAGAAAAAGATGAAAAAATCTGCTAAAAAAGAATCTATCGAAACTAAATTAGCTGAAATTGAAAAACAAGGTAAAATTGTTACAATGGAAGCTCAAATGGATGCTTTAGATGAACTAATCGCTTCTAAATCTCAAAGAGTAGAAATGATTGGTGAAGATGAAAATTTAGCTGAGTTAGTAGATAAAAAGAAAATGAAAGCCATGCAAAAAGAAATCTCTCTTTTAGAAAAAAGAAAAGAGAAGATGGGTAAAATGTATGAAAAAATGGCTGGAAAAGCTTATGCTAAAAAAGAAGTAGTAGACGAAATGGATGCTGTTAAATGGGACATGCAAAACGGTGCATCTATGGATACTGCCCCTAGAAAAGTAGGACCAGGTAATGTAGATGGTCCTGCAGCATCTTCAGAACAATCTAAAAACGCTTAAAATGAAGCAAGTACTAATCGAGACTCAACTCTTTAAAGTAAATCCTGTATCTCTAACAGAGGGCAAGGTTTCTGAAAGAGGCAATCCTATGGTTGAGGGTATCTTAGCCACAGCTGAGGTTAAAAATGGTAACGGACGTTACTATGCTAAAGATTTGTGGGAAAGAGAGATCGAAAAGTATATGGATTCTGTTAAAGAAAATAGAGCCGTAGGTGAATTAGACCACCCAGAATCTCAAGTAATTAACTTAAAAAACGTTTCACACAATATCAAAGATATGTGGTGGGACGGAGACAATGTTATGGGTAAGATTGAGATCTTACCTACTCCATCAGGTAACATCCTTAAAGCGCTTATTGATAGTGGTGTAACTGTTGGAGTATCTTCTAGAGGAATGGGTTCCTTAGAGCAAAGAGGCAATGTAATGGAAGTACAAGATGACTTCGAATTACTGTGTTGGGATTTTGTTTCAACACCTTCTAATCCAGGTTCCTACATGCAGTTAGTAAGAGAAGGAATCGAAGTACCTTTCAAAGACAAATACGTTGAAGTTAATTCAATCTTAAGAGAAATACTATGTGCTAATACTTGCACATGCTATTTAGACTAATACCTCTGTATTGAGGCGCTACCCGGAAAAACGCTCTTCGAAAGGAGGGCGTTTTTTATTTTTCTCTATATATGTATTGACATAATGTGAACAATATACTATCTCTATAGTATTCACTATTCAATAATTCTTATTACGATTCCTAATAATCGTACTCCACAAACAAATTTTGAGGTAAAATGGCAAACAACAGAGACTTGCTTAAAGAAGCAATCGCTGACGCAAAAGCTGTTAAAGAAACTGCTATTGCAAATGCAAAAGCTGCTTTAGAAGAAGCATTCGCTCCTCGTCTTACTTCTATGCTTTCAGCTAAATTGGAAGAAATGGAAAAAGAAGACATGGACGAAGAAATCGAAGAAGTAGTAACGACCGAAGCTAAAGAAGAAGTTGAGGAAGCTAAAGAAGACATGGATGAAGGCTACGGCAAAGAAGACATGGACGAAGAGATGGACTTAGACGAAATTTTAGCTGAACTCGAAGAAGGTGAAGACTCTGATGACATGAACGAAGGTGAGGAAATGGACGAAGCTAAGGAAGAAATTGACGAAGCTGAGGAAGTTGAAGCTGAGGAAGAAGAAGACGTTGAAGTAGACGCTGAAGGCGAAGACGAAGACGAAGAAATCGACCTAGAAGATATGTCAGAAGAAGATCTAAAAAACTTTATCGAAGACGTAATTGCCGACATGGTTGAATCTGGTGAATTAGAAGCTGGTGAGGAATTTGAAGCTGAAGACGAAGAAGTTGAAGGCGACGAAGAAATCGAAGTAGAAGATGAAACAGAAATGGCTATGGAAGGTGAAGAAGAAATGGAAGAAGTAGTTAATGAAGAAGAAGAAGTAGAAGAAGCTAAAGATGAAGATGACATGAAAGAAATCATGGCTGAAATCGATGCTTTGAAAGCTGAGTTAAACGAGGTTAACTTGTTAAACGCTAAACTTCTTTACGTAAACAAAATTTTCCGTTCTAAAAACCTTACTGAATCACAAAAATCAAAAGTAGTTACTGCATTTGATAAAGCTGGATCAGTAAACGAAGTGAAACTAGTATTCGAAACTCTTTCTGAAAGCATGATTGCTAAAAAAGAAGTAGTTAAAGAAAACTTAGGTAGAGCTTCAAAAGCAGCTGGTGTTGCTCCAACTAAACAACCTATCGTAGAAGTTGATTCTCAGGTTGCTAGATGGCAAAAATTAGCTGGTATTAAATAAGTATAAATTTTAAAATTAAAAGACAAATGTCACAATTAAATTCTCTTTTAGAAAGCTCAGCTGCTGGTTGGAAAAACTTGCAATCTGATGCTGCTAAATTAGCTGGAAAGTGGGACGCTACTGGTTTGTTGGAAGGTCTTGGATCTGAGATCGAGAAAAACAACATGAGTATGATCCTTGAAAACCAAGCTAAGCAATTAGTAACTGAAGCCTCTTTGTCAGGTGGAGGTGTAGCTGGTGGTACTTTTACTGCTGGAACAGGTGAGCAATGGGCTGGTGTAGCTCTTCCGTTAGTAAGAAAAGTATTCTCTTCTATCGCTGCTCAAGAATTCGTATCTGTTCAACCAATGAACTTGCCTTCTGGTCTAGTGTTCTTCTTAGATTTCCAATACGGAACTGCTAAGACTCCATTTACTTCAGGTGGTGATGTATACGGTTCAGGATCTATGTACGGTTTGAGCGAAGGTGATGCTCCATCAGAAGGTCTTTACGGTGCTGGTAGATTCTCTTACTCTATCAACAACACTGCTTCTGTAGGTGTAACTATCTCTTCAGGTTCAACTACTTGGGCTGACTTCAACTACGATGCAGCATTCTCTGCTTCTGCAATTGACGGAACTTACAAGAAATTGACTATCGCTAAAACTGAATTACCTAACGGTGATTTTAAAGGTGTTAGAGCATTCATCCTTTCTGGTTCTGCAGTGAGCAACGAAGGTGTACTTCAAACGTTTACTAAAGAAGTAGGTAGCGATATCGTAATGATTTCTGCTGACGGTAACTTAGATTCAGGTGATACTGTAACTTACCAATTACAACCT